ATAGCATTTGACAACTTCTCTTGTAATGCTTTTGTAATCGTATAGTTATGATTCTTTTTAAGATGGTCACTCATGTAGTCAAAGTATCTGTCTACAGTTTCAATCCATGTCTCTCTTCTTTGCTCGTCTTCTTTCCATCTAGCATATCTAGAGAGAGCAATAAAATTTTGGTAATCGGTAGGTAAATAGTTTTTCATTTAAATCTCCTCGCTAATCGCTCTCATATGTTTTATTTTTATACCTGATAAATCATGCATGTACTCTTGCATGTGATCCTGTATCTCTTCCTCTACTTTTCCATCTGCAGGTACAGGATAGTCTTCAGGATCAATTTCCAATGTCATCATTACTTTAACTTTTATCTTCATCTTCAACAACATCTATTAATTCATTGAGATACCATTGTGCTTTATATAAATCTTCTACACCATTCTTATACCTGTATCTCCAAAGGTACTTCATTATATTACCCTGTAAGTAATATTCAAAACCTTCATTAGTCATTGCTTTTATAGCTTGTATAGTTTCTATACCTGCTTTATTATAATGTGGTGGATGATTAACCATGTCCATAGTTTGTTTATGGTCTGATTGTTCTTG